GTATCGATAGATTCGCATTGGTGGATACTATAACCATAGTGCCCTGAATGGGCAGATCATTTTTTATTGTAGTTGTGTAACTCATAAAAATCCCATTTTTCTTTCTACTATTTTATGGTTCTGTACATGAAAAATATCAGCAATACTATAACTGGTTTTATCTGATTCCAATTTTAAATTCATTACGTCGGCAAGTTTAAGTGCTTGTTGTTTATTGAGATAGTTGAATAATAGAGTATCAAAACAACGTCCTGGTCTTACAAGAGCGGAATCTATTTCTTTTATTGAAGGCAAATTAGTACTAAAGATAAGTTTCTTATTACGAGTAGTCACCAGACCATCTCCTACATTAAGAAACTTGTGCATTACTGTATTTCCGTCTCTGCGTGATCCAAGAAAATTGTCTGCATCTTCAATCACCATCACATTATTGTTGCCCTCAATAAACTTGGCAAAGACATAATCCTTTTCTAGCAATTCAGGATCATAAGTTACAACAGCACTTGTTTTGGTGTATTGCAAAAGACCTCTGACAAAACTAGTTTTACCAGTACCAGGAGGTCCTAAAAGAACCAAAACACTTGCCGAGGAATGCATGTAACGATCATAATATGATGTTAAGGATTCGTCGCCCAAAAAAGGATACATTTCTGTTACAGGACTCTTTTCATCAGTCAAGGGAACAGTTACACTACTTCCATCAGAACTATAAATCCAATCAATAAAGGATTCGGCTAAATTAAAATTTTTTCTTATTGTCTGTTCTAGATCAACGATAAAATTATCATCACCAATAAGTTTAATTGTTATACTAGTAGAACTAACACTATATTTTAACATGCCATTTTCTAAAAAGATAACTCCATAATCTTCACCTGGACAGAAAAATTTAAGTATTTTTAGATTGCTATTTTTAACAAACAAATTCCAGTCATTAATACTGCATATTAAATGCATTGACATGAATTTAATGTCTTTATTCTCTTTAAACTTATCATAGCAAAAGTTTGCTGTCACCAGATCTTCTGTATCCGATGTAGTAAGAAAAATGGATTCATCATTCATTTTTTTCCAATCCGCTGTATAAGATCTATTACTAATTTTTCTAGAATTATTATATTCCTTTTTCGATCTAGAAAATCTTACTTTTACTGTACGTAAAAAACTAAAATATTTTTCATAATTCATTTGATTTCTAATTCTGTATTGGCACTATTCTTATCTTCACGTAATTCAACAAAGGTAGGTAAAAATAGACTTTCCACATTATTCGCTTTGTCTTTAATACGAGCATTATATTTTACTGTGGCAATTTTTCCTATTACATAATCTTTAGTATAGATATCACGTTGTTCATCACTAAAACCTGAACCTACGTTGACTCTAATTAGATTGTCTTCTGATTCCAATACCAATGCCCCTAGACGATTTTCATTTTTGCCAGTACCATTGATCCAATTGACAACACGTAAATCACATTCCAATTCTGCCTTTAATTTAATTTGTTCTTTTGAGCGCTTGTCTTCCCAAATACCTGTCATGGATTTTAAAATCAAACCCTCATGTCCTTCTTTAAGAAACTTTTTGAACAATTTATCAACAATAAAAGGATCTTCTACGATTTCAGTATGAACCAAGGAAATAAAATGATTTAATTGTGAGAATCTTATTTTAAAATTATTCAAAGCAAGAGATAATTTTTCAAGTCTATCCTTATAGGGTAAATTATAAATTCCAGTTACAAAATTACTATAGGGAATGGCATCCCATATAATAGCTCTGATGTCATCACTTTCCTTTTCGTTTAGAGTGCCTTTTATTGCCTTGGTTAAAATACCGTTTCCGGTCTTCCGATCCAGCGGCCTACCACTTGAATCAACAACAAGCAATTCACCGTCAAAAACAATATTAGTATTATAAAATTCGGCCAACCTAGTAAATGCACTAGTAAACGTATTTTGTTTAATAACCAGTTCTTTTCCATTTCTGCTTCTAAACTCTACTTTGTCGCCAAAGACTTTTGCGTTGAATCGCATTCCGTCCAACTTAAGTTGTGCATACGACGGGAATCCGATACTGTTGATGAGTTTCTGGTCGAATCCAGAAGCCAACATGATCGGGTATTTTTTGATGAGTCCTGGCCATATCTTGTTGATTGTGGGTTCTCCCACTCCGCATCGTAAATCCTGTTTTGTGATTCTCTCAATAATGCTGGCACTTTTTTCATCACACGACTCCAAAATAAAAATAAGATGTTTAATTGCCTCATTACCAGTCTTTTTTCTGGTAGCCAAGGTATGTTCAAGTTCTTGTAAAGCCCATTTCAAATTATCATTATTATTTTTATTTTTTTTATAAGAAGGTATTTTTCTAATATAGTAATTAATAAAAGCATCATAGCCTAACCGAAATATCCCACGTAAATCCTCGTTTGCTTTATTATCAAAAAGAATAGCTTCTTTGGCCAATCGAGAACTATTGTTTGCCAGATTCTCGAGAATATTATAAACAATACTCACATCAATCCTTTTTGCTATTTACATGTTTATCTTTGCGCCTGTAAACTTTTTTACTAGACACAACTCGCATTCTATACTTTGGTAGGCGTAAATCTTTTGCTACCAAATTTTTGGGTCTTTTATACTTGTCCATACTCTATAGTACATGCTATAGTTACACGTGTCAAGCAAAAAGGTATCAAAAGGGCTGGATTTCTTGATTTACACCAAAAGATACCGAAGTATATCTAGTGGGTTCTTCCATGATTGTTTTTTTAGCCATATCAAGCTTGACCAAATCCTCATAAACACCCACAATTTTATTTTGCCTTGCTCGACCAATGGTATCATGCCAAATGGCTTCTAGAATATAGACTGTTTTCATTATAGATTTACTAAATTGAAGATTTTAATGAAGATGTTATTTGAGTATTTTCAAGTAGGACAAGTTGAGATTGATCAAACATTGTAATAGGAGCTATGCCTTGTAAAGAATGTGTGTTAATTGTAGTAGAAACTGTAGAAGGATTAAAGACAAAACTACTCAAATTAGAGGTCCATTTGCCTTCCATAACATTTTTTATGGAATTTTTAATGAGAGTTTCGTTCTCACCTTTGGCCATGAGAAATCCAATAAATCTGTTAATGGTATTTTCAATACCAGTTTCATCAAAAGAAACATTTATCTTTTCATTATGTAGTTCAACAGTAAAAGTAATTCTTTTCATTAGGCTGCCTTAGGTGTAATTGTGTAATTGACAACATTATTATAACAGATTTCGAAATCGTTATTTTCTTCAATTTCCTTATTGAAGTTTTGCTTGTGATAAGATCTTACCATGCGTCTAAAAAGACTCTTGGATAAACCTTGTTCATCAGAAATTTTATTGATTGCTTCTTTGATAAAATCTCGCTCAGCTTCAATACGAGTCAGGGAATTGCTAATTTCTCTCATGCAATCATAAATTGCTTTACGATCAGCAGAACTTGTGGGTATCATCATTTCTATCTCCTCATGGAAGCAAAATCTTTTGCCTCCGTTTCACTAAACACAGGTTGTAAACAGGATTTATGTACTACGGACACTCCCAGCATTTTGGTGCCTGTATAAACAGAAGCAGGTTTCTTGGCAGCTATACCAGAAGTAATGGGATGACTGGGAATAAAGGGAGTTTCTCTACCAGGGGGCGGAACAAGTTTAGGTAAAGGACGAGTAAATTTTTTACTAACAGGTTTGGACAATAATTTAAATTCTTTCAATTTTTCATTCCATTCTTTTTTAAGTTGAAGATCAAGTTTTTTTGCCTCTGCGGAGGCATATTTTTGTTTACGCTTTTTCGAAGCATAGTCATTTAGCCAAGGACCAATAAGTGCCATCATATTCACCTTTAAAACTACATTATAATGCCTTTAGTTATGCTTGTCAAATGCTCTGTATCTGTAATATCCTACAGTTCTGGAGTCGTATGATTCTTCTTTTGGTATTTTATTTGTTACAGACCACTGCTCAACAGATTTGAGTTCTTCTGTTGGCTTTGTAAAGAATTTTCCAAAGAAACTAAAGAAGTTTCTTTTTCGTTTAATGACTTTTTTGGTTTTTTTTCCTCCTTCTTTTTAAAAGGCAATAAACCAGTAAAGGCCTCATAAACCAAATCGTAATCTAATTCGGAATATTTGGTTTCCAATTTTTTATCCTTGGCAAGGCAAACAACTTCTGCTTCTTTCCAATGTAGGCCTTCAAGCATTTGTACAAACAATGATTCTTTTCTTACCTTGGACAGATTCGGATTACTGGTTTTTTTCATCCAAATGTAAAATCTTCTAAATTCTACATATAAATTGGTTTCGGAATAACCTTCTGGTATTTTTATGTCTTTACGAAAAGGAGGTTCACCAGGCGGCAAATCCATTATTTCATTTTCATCAAAATTTAATTTTAGAATACCCCTTAGTACAGGCGAATCGTATGATCTAAGTGTTTTTAATTTTAATTCTCGTTTGGTCAATAAATTTACTTCTTCTAAAATCTGAGGTATGGTTGTTTTCATTAAAACTCTTCCAGAACGTCCAACATTGTTTTCATTTTATTTTTAATAAAATAATCTAACATTTTGGATTTATTTTTATTGGGTTGTTGCATAAAGTTATTTATAATTTCGTTCTTTATATTAGCAGGTATTTGTGTAAAGTCAACCAAAGTTTTATTTCGATAGTAACGAGTTAAAAACTCCTCGTCGTTGGGCAAAGTAGTGGGATCTTCCAGCCAACCATTCAATTTCTTTACGGATATCGATTTTTGTCTTTCTCCTTTGACCAAGCAGTCGTCATGTGAGAAAGCGTTTGGTATTCCATCTCCCTTGTCTCCTCTGATTGTGTGTTCCAGTACATATTTCTCCGGCGTTGTATTAGTTGTAACATATTTTTTTTGAATAGACGAGTATTGTTTAACATTTTTATACTTTTGTAGTTGAATAAAATCGTAGTCACCCGATATAATAAGAAAGGGTTTGGTTTCCGTCATGGAAAAAGGCGGTATTTCTCTTAAATCATGAGTCTGAGACCACTCCGCTAATGTAGCAATGACATCATCCGCTTCTGCACCATCAGTATTTATGACCTTGTAGGGAAAATACTCGTGTATTTCATCACGAACCAAGGACAATGCCTCAAAAATGCTTTTCCAATCGTAACCAGACTCCTCCCGAGCCTTTTTTCTCCCAGCTTTGTAATGAGCAAACACCTGTTTACGCCAATAATTACGAGAATCACAGGCAATGACGATTTCTCCAAATTCTTTACCAAATTTTACCTTATAACCACGTAAAGAATTAGCGATCATGTGCCTTACAAGGCTAACATTGGGTGTAATGTCCTTGCGATGACCAATTTCTGCCATTAAATTGGAGATAGCGGTCTGACTATAATCAACTAGTATCATTTTATGACTCTAATGAGCAATGTTTGAGAATTAATACGACCATTTACGTTCTCGGCCTTTGTATTGATGCCATCTAGAAACTTTTTCAACACAACTTTACCAGCTGATAACAAATTCTTCAACTGTTCAGCTGGTTTTTTACATGTTTTCTGTCTAGAAATCTCTGGATCATAGTTTTGTATCGTTTGTCCCTTAATGGTCAACCCCAAAGCAGAGTCTGTACTATAATTGGACAACTTTCGAGTCTTGGTATTGTACAACCAAACAGCCTGAGCTCCCACAATCTCCACTGGCATGACGGAACTTATGCCCAGTTCCTCGGATTTAACCAAATACTTCAGGTTTTTCGTCTGTTGAGCGGGCGATTTGGGCTTTGTCTGTCGAGGTTTACGATTAGCTTTTCGATAATCGGCATATTTCTCCACAGTTTTAATAATCTCTGCAATGAACTTGGCAAATTCTCGTAATTTTCTTTTGGTAAAATTAGAATAGCCCTCATTTAACTGAGGACATTTCGACTCCAACAC